TTCAATTAATTCCGGTTTATCAGTCTTGATTTTTTCCGTCTCATTTACCCAGTATGCTGACACCCCGTCAGTTTGAATTATGAATTTTTTCTCCTGTTTACCGTCCATTTCAATATAACGACCTAATTGCATTACTAATGAATTTTCAGCGACCTCTTTCATGATAATATCAGTAAATTTTCCGTAAAATTTACCATCTTTTTTCTCCGATACTAATACTTTAGCTGGATCGAATGTTTGTACTGTCATTTTATCTTATCTCCTTATTTTATAATCCTTGAATTTCTAAATATTTCCGTTCGTGAAGTGCTTGAGCTTTCACCAAAACTTGACGATACATTTGGAGCTTTCGATTTTGTAAATTCCGCCTTAATATCAGCGATAATACTGCTAAAATCTTCAATCGCTTTTAAAGTATCGTCTGCGTTGTCTCTCACGACAAACGCTAATACTTTTTCGTTAACAGGTAATTTTCGACTTGATAGCGACTTTATAGCTTCATCAGTCAACTCACGTTTCACTTGCTCTTGTTCTAATGTCGTAATTTTTTCAAGTAACGCTTGTTTTTCCTTTTCAGCTTCTTTCTTTCGATACTCGTCTAATTCCTTACCAGTTAACTCTGATTCAGCTTTATATTTTTCAATAGCTTCTTTTACTGCTGTTGAGATAGCTTCCTCGTTTTGACTTTTGACTTTGTTAATACGTCTAGTCATTTCTGCAACTGTAACCATTTTTTCGGTAGATTGATCCTGTTCTTGAGTGTCGACTTGCTCTTGTTCAGTTTCTTCTACGTTGTTTAGTTCTTCTGCCATTGTTTTTATCCTTTCTTTTACGCTTTTACGTGCATACCTCCACGACATCACCTTTTATTGCCGATAAGTGATTGGGCATAATAAAAAAGCCTTTTAACGTCATGCTAAGGACGATTTTATTCATCTGTTTTATATTCATCTAAATTTGTTCTACCGTCTTTATAGACTAGTTCAAACTGTGCAAATGTTGAACACCTACAATTCGGGTGCATTGGGAACATGTTTACACCTTTTTCGGCTTCATCAATCGGTATTTTAGTTTTATTAAGTTTACCGCATATATCACAAGCCCCCGGTTCCGCTACATATATTAAATGAGTAAAGCCAACGTCTTTGTACATTGTTAGTTGAGTATCGGCGTTAATTCTTGCTATTTCAGTTTTTAATAAACGCTGTGCATTATATTTGCTAGTCTGGAATTTATCAGACAATCTGTTCATTTCTTTCTTATAACCGTCCATATCGGTGTAAATACGGTTCAATGAGCTAAAAATTTCACGTTGTAAGCCGTGTTGGAGTCCGTTCCTACCCCATACCCTACTAGAGAATGTAGCACCGTAAAAATCGGCGTTTAACACTCGTTTTAACCGTTCAGGTACTTCACCTATAGAAAGCCCCAAAATTCCAGCTTGCCTTGTGTATTCTTTTTCAAGTTCCTTTTCTCGCTCCTCGTTAAACATATCAAATAAACCTGCCGTCATTAGCATTATTTCCAGCTGTAACTGTCTTTTGAGTAATTCCAGTCTACTAACTTTCATTTTTAAGTTATAAACTTTTAACCATTTATTAGTTTGCTCGCTAAAATCACGGTTTCTAACGGCTATCGCAGCCGCATTACTATATTGAGTTACGTCCATGCTATCAGCTATTTTCATCGCCTCTTGTTTTGTTAAACCTGTTGAGTTAGCATATCTCAAATAATAGCTGTCAATACGTTTTTGTATCCTATTTTCAGCGGATTTGTATATTTCCTCGATTAATTTATCACGGTCAACATCTCGCTTAATTAAATCAGACTGTGCTTTTCTTTCTTGATTATAACGTTGTGTCGGTGTCAGTTTCTTCATCGTTTACACCTCGGTTAAATTCAAAATCAAGCGATCCGTTCTGTTTTTTTAATCTTTCATTTTCCGTTTTAAAATCAGTAAATGATGCATTATTCATTAATGTTTCTTGAGATATTTCACCACCGCTTTCTATGTACGTTTTAATCTCCGTCCACACGTCTTGTGGTATATTTGGATGAAATGTAAATGTAAGTTTGTCAGCTTCAATCAACGGTGCATTAATTACCTTATGAATATTACTAATCAATTCATATCTTCGGCGTAAAGCCTTTGTATAATAAATTTCCTTGCTTTTTCTGACTTGCTCCAGCCCTATCATTTTATACAACAAAGCTATACCAGATTGAGTAGCATTAAACCTATCATCTTCAAGGTTTGGAATACGGCTAAACCTGTGAATATCATTAGCAATTCTATTTTTGTAAGCCTCCACTCCGTTAACATCATATTGTTTATATATGTAATTAGCATCAGCAGTAGTTTGGCCACCATTCATATTTGTACCAGTTTGTAAAAATAACATGTTACTATCTTTCATTTTAGACGCAGATTCGGGGTCTAGCCCCATAGAATTTAAGTCGCCCTTAATAACCAACATAGCATCATTTAAATCGCTCATATAGTTGGCAGTATCAGACTGGCCAGCATCGTAAGCGTCAATTAAAGATAGTTCTGACTCAAAATCGCCTTGTCTATAACGGTTGTTCCACCACTCAACAACAGGAACGTCATTGTAACTGTGCTTTGTTACATTTTCTACAACTAATCGGATAGCACCTGTTTTATATGGTTTAAACGTGATAATTTCATCATGAGTATATAAAGTCATGTTTACATTATCATCATATTTTGGTAAGTGTACCGCAGCTATCATATTTTGTTCGACCGTTAAATCTCTAATAACAAACATTTCTAACGGGTCAATTAATACTACTCTATCAATGTTGTTTTCATCTCTAAAATGATACTCGAAAGCACGGCCATAAACAGAAGTATCGAAAGCTAAATCATTATTTAAAAAATCAATATCATTTTGCCACTCGATATCTTTTATTGTTTCAAGCTGTTTTTCTTCTGTGTTTTCCATAACGCCAACCGTAACTGGATTACCTAACACATAGTTTGTAGCAAAGTTAGAAATATAACCGCCCCATTTGTGACGCACTCTATAATCGGCTTTTTCTCTGTCTAGTCTTCGCTTACCTGTGATAATGCTATAATTATCGCCGTGAGCATAAGTTTTTAATACTTTTAATCTTTTAATTTGTAAATCAAAAAAAACATTCAACATATTACATAACGCTTTTTTACCCTTTTCAGTGTTTAAAAGTTCATCAACGTTAGAATACCTAAATATTTCATTTGCTTTATTATCAAATATTATGTTGTCATTTCTTCCACCAGTATAACCAGTTACACCAGCTTCAAATTCTTCTACTTTATCCATTATTACCTCCTGAATAGTGTGTTAACAGTATTTACTGCTTTATCAACATCAAATTGTTTTGTAATATCTAATACTTGCATACCATATCGCAAAGCGTCCATAAGGTGGTTATTTTCATCATTAGGGCTGTTTAACCATTTGCCGTCCCTATCTTTTGAATATGAATAACTATAAAATTCATCAATAGTATGTTTACAAGTCGGTAACACGTGAATTGTATAACCTTGTAATTTAGAAATACCAGCGTTTATGCTGTCTTTACCTTTTCTTGAGCATATTATTCGGTTAATATCATGTTCTCGTTTAAGTTCTGATATCAATCTACTTTCGGCACTATCAGCTATTATAGTTGATTTGTTGTAACCTTTATTTTTTATCATTTCAGCAATTTCACGTGTATTAAGTCCTTTTTTATATGCTTCATCAAAAATATAAATATCTTTATCGCCTATTAAAAACACGATTAAGGCTGTAGGGTCATGAATAAAACCAAAGTCAAGACCAACCGCTAATTGTAAACCGTCTTTCAATAAATCACGGACACTAAATTCTTCGATTATAACATTTTCATAAACTAGACCTTCGGCAACGCCCCACTCACCATCGCAGACAATTCTGGCCCTACGTGGATTTGTATTGTATAAATCTTCGTATCGTTTAACATCTATCTCGTCAAGCCATTCATTGCATTTGTAAGTAGTAGTTAATGATAAGGTATCAGCTCGCTTTGTATCTTCATCAAAAAATACAGATTTTAACCAGTGCCGTTCATTCCAAGGGTTGAATGTTACTGTTATTTGCTTGAAAAAATCTTCGCTATTGTAAGTACCACGAATTGACTCAACAACCGTACTAAATTTATCTTCGGTTTCAATCTGGTAAGCCTCCTCGAACCACGCCCAGCAAAGTATCCCAACATCAACAGTAATTGACGTGATTTTTAATTCATCATCAAGCCCCCTAAATAATATCTTTTGGCCCGTAGCCTTAACAGTTATTTCTGGTAGACTTTCATTGAATTTAAACAAGTGTGTAACGCCTAATCTGTTACAAGCCCATTTAAAATCGGTGTATGTTGATTGTTTATTAGTGTTAGAATATCTTCTGACTACCAGCAAATTCGCCCAAGGATATTTTAAAAGCCTTACTATAAAATTTAAAGCTGTAGTCTTTGATTTTTTACTACCACGTGAACCTTTGACCACTCTATAAAAATTTTTACTGTGCCAGTATTTGCCGTAACCATTACCAACTATTTCTGGTAAATTAATTCTTGATGCTGTCTTCATTTAAAAATACCACCTGTCTATTGTCATTATCAGAAATGTTTTGTAATTCTAATTCTTTACGTTTATTTTCTAGTTGTAAAGCCTTAATACGTTCTTTTTGCTCCGCTTTATCTAGCGTATCTTTGTTCATCATAGCTGTACTACGTTCAATTAATTCAACGGCCCTTAAATCACCTTTTACCGCTTTTTGAACGGTATTGAGCGCTATTGCCATTTCATTAGTTTTCTCGTAACCTAAATTTTCTAATGCAACCGCTAAATTTTCGTTAGATACTTCTGAAGATAAAACAAGTTTTAAAGCCTTTTGAAAATCAGCTTTTTTTCTTCTCGCTTTTCCAGAAGCAATGCCACCTTTTTTTCCATTTTCTCTAGCTTCGCTCTTGCTTCGTTTGTTAGCGGGTATCAAATTTTGTTCATTTGCCATCGCCTCACTTCCTTATTTCTTATATTTTTCTGATAGGATTTTCGGCACGCAGTTATTCCAGTAAATTTTATGGTGTACTCGCTTGTTACTTGCTCCCATTAAACTAATTTTAACTGCGGACGGGCAGGAGATAACCGAATAAAAACTTTTAAGATACGTTCCACCGTCCAAATAAACCTCGGTCATACCTTTCGAATTACTTTGTGTTGTCACTTGTGTTAACATTACTCTTGTAACACTTAACATTAATACACCACGTGAACCTAATGTAGTATACGTGTTTACATCTTCGTTTATCCTACCTACAAATTGAAACGGCTTTTCAACGTCACAAAAGAATGAATTCATCGCTTTTCGTAAAATACCTTTTTGCCAGTTAGCGCCTTGTAGTCCACCTAGAAAGTCGCCACCTTGTGCCATACAAACTGTATGAGCGTTAGTATCTTTTAAAAATCTCAACATACTTTCGCAAACTTTATCAAAGTTTGTACATTTTTTTATTTTTAATTTACCTTCGCTAGCGTATCTGTATTCAAAACTTTTATAATCATCATCACATTGCAAGAAATAACGATAGCCCATTTCTTTAGCTAATTTAAAACAAACATTTCTAGCATAAACAATAGTACGCCTATCATTAAAATTATCGTAAGTATCAAACGTCTTGCTAATTTCCAACTTATCAAACATGATAACTTTATCTTTACCAAATTTTTCGTAATACTCATTTGCTGTACTATCTTCATTGTCAATAACGATATACCAGTCACCAGTATAATTTGCCTTTTTAAGCGTCTCTAATGTTTTTACATTATTTGCACGACCGTGACTTAAAATAAACACGCAAAAATTATTCATTTGCTAACTCCGCTATATCAGCAGTAATATTTATTACGCCATTTTCTATTGCTTTATTATAATCAATGATAACTAGTAAATTATCTTCGAATAATTCTTGAGTATCTTTATCAGCGTGACTGTAAAATTCGGCAATATTTCTATAATCAAAAACAACGTGCCTGTAACTAGCTATTTTTAAAAATTCTTTAATTTCAGGCTTGAGATCCGACCGTTCTATTTGTTCAATCAATCGTTTCGCTTTATCCATGTTGTATAGTTCGCTAATTTCTGGTGCTTGTTCTTTAGTTGGTTCGTAAGTAGGTGTAGTTATTTTAGTGGTGTACGGATTTTCTTCAGCAAATTCATCTGGAATATTTTCAAAAATATCAAAATCAAATTCGGTCATATCAAAATTAATAAAATCTAATTCTGATTTTAAAGTTTCTAAATCAAAATCGGTATTCATAGTAAGTTTGTTATGAATTAGTATATATTCCCGTTTTTGTTCTTCTGTTAAATGCTCCAGCCTGATAACCGGCACTTCTGTATATCCTAATTTCTTTAAAGCTAAATA